GTCAATAGATGGTGGTAATTAACAAACTAAAAATGATCTGCCCTAATTGCAAAGAAAACATAACCAACCCTCAAAAGTTTTGTCCTAAGTGTGAAACGCCACTAGATAATGAGGTAAATAATATTTTTGACATAATAGGGATTAAACTATAAAGATTATTTATACTCCTCTATTTTTTGAATAAAAGCCCCTTCGTAAGCCTCCTTAATCCACTCGCCTATCTCTTTCATAGAATCCCCGGGGATTATTTCTATGTGTTTGAAATTTTTATAAATATACCATACTTTAAAACTTTTTCGCATATTGTATATATTAACAATTTGATTCTATACTACTTTATGATAAAATAAAAATGTAACAAATTGAATGGGTAATATTTACTATAATAGTGGTTATAAAAAGTTAGCCTGTGCGGTTGTAGAAAAAGCCATAGCGGACGCTTTTAAGGGAAGCACAAAATATACTATATTTGATTTAAAAACTTTTCTATTTGAGTCTCCATGGGTAGAACATGCCGGCTTTGATGGTGAATGGTTGTGGGAAAAATTATATAAAAAATTCATAGACAAACAAAAACTTAAATTTGCCAAGCATTAATATTTATTGCTATAATCATATTGAACAAATAACTTGATTCAATGGATAAGGCGATGAGTCCTAAGAGATATTGGAAATATAGAAAAAATATTTTAGAAAAAAAGAAAGCTGAATACTCGAGAGCTTTACATACTATTGAGATTGAATTAAAAATAGTAGATGAAAATATATTGGGAGATAAGCCTTTATATAATATTAATATGTAATTGTGAATTTAAAAAAAATTAAATTATCAGAAATTAAAGAAGCCGACTATAATCCTAGAATTATAGAGGAGGAAGAGCTTGAAGGATTAAAGGCAAGTTTAAGGATATTTGGGCAACGTGAAAATTTAATAGTAAATAAAGATATGACTTTAATTAGTGGACATCAGAGATTAAAGGCTATGAAAGATTTAGGAATAGAAGAAGCTTATTGTGATATAGTAGATTTAAACAAAAAGCAAGAGAAAAAACTCAATGTGATAATGAACTCGCAGGCTATAAGCGGAAAATATGAAGGCGTAAAGCTAAATGATATATTAATTGAGCTAAAAGACGAAGAAGATTATTTAGATTTAAGACTAGACGAGTTGGAGATACATATTGAGGAAATAGAGCCAGACGTTGAAGAGGACGAAGCCCCAGCAATACCAACTCAAGCTATTACAATATTAGGTGATTTATACGAGTTAAACGGACACCGTGTACATTGTGCTGATAGTACAGACGTGAAGGCAGTAGAGAAGTTAATGGATGGGGAAAAAGCTGATCTTGGGCTTAACGATCCGCCTTATGGGGTATCATATAAAAGTGCTTCTGGCGAAAAGGTTCTAAATGACAATCTAAATTTTAGTAATATACTGGAGTTTAACAAAGATTGGGTACCCCTGCAATTTACCGTCTTAAAAGACAACGCTAGTTTCTATTGTTGGGGGGGGGACGTTCCTCTAATGGAAATTTTTAGCGATATTTTGAGACCAATGATTGAGGCCCAAAAAGTATCCTTTAGAAATTTAATAACTTGGGATAAGGGGTGTGGTCAAGGTCAAAATGATGTTAGTATGAGAAGTTACCCTTTTGCTGATGAAAAGTGCCTGTTTGTAATGTGTGGAGTTCAGGGATTTAATAATAATTCTGATAACTATTATGAGGGGTGGGAATCTATTCGGCTTGCGTTAAAAAAGATGGCTGATGACGTAGGATTAAAAGCGAAAGATGTTAAAAGAATATGTGGGGTTGATATGTACTCACACTGGTTCACAAAATCCCAGTGGGCATTTATTACCGAGGAGCATTATACGAAGCTTCAAAAAGAATACGGTAGCTTTCAAAAAGAATACGGTAGCTTTCAAAAAGAATACGAAGAATTAAAAAAAGAATACGAAGAATTAAAAAAAGAATTTTATGCTACTAGAGCATATTTTGATAATGTTCACGACAATATGAATAATGTGTGGCATTTTGAAAGAACTAATAATAGTGAAAGGTTGAGTGCAGGAGGACACGCCACCCCTAAGCCATTAGTTTTATGTGCAAGAGCAATCAAGAGCAGTTGCCCCAAAGGTGGAATTGTGTTAGACGCTTTTCTTGGTTCTGGTTCTACTCTAATGGCATGTGAACAAACTAATCGTATATGCTATGGTCAAGAGTTAGACGAAAAGTATTGCGATATAATAATCAAAAGATGGATTAATTACATGTTAAAAGAAGACAAAGAAATTACTTTAAAACGTAACGGTGAAATAATTGACTATAACATATTTCTTAATAATGACTAATGGCACAAGGAGAAAAGCCAATACAGCCTAAAAGACAGCAGGGTAAAGCTTGGGACAAAGATAAGGTTGTCGAAGTTTTAAAGCCTTATTTTTTAAGAGGGAATAATGTTAATAAGGCTTGTATGAAAGCAGGCATAGCAGCCTCCACATTTAAAACGTGGCTTGAGAACGATCCCGAGCTTCGTCTAAAAGTAGATAATTGGAGGAGTCAAGTCAATGAGAAAGCTCGTGAAGTATGGATCAAACATATACAGGACGGGGATTATAAGGCAGCTAAAGAATGGCTAGAAAGACACCCTGGCGAAAGAGGCGACTTTAGTCCTTTACAAAACATTAATCATACAGGTGATATTAATGTGACTCTATGGGACAAGCTAGATAATAAAATAACCGATGGATCAAACTGACCTAGCTAAAAAATTCTTTAATGATTGCCATACTAAAGCTAACTATTTTGGCGATACTGTTTTAGAATCTGAATGCTGGGGAAAACAGTTAGAAATAAAACAAGCACTAAGGGATTTTGATTATGTAGCTGTTCAGTCTAGTCATGGAGTAGGGAAAACTTATCTAGCCGCTGATGTAGTGCTAGAGTTTTTATTTACTCATCGCAACTCTTACGTTATAACCACGGCTACCACCGCCCAACAAGTCCGTAATATTTTATGGGCTGAAATTAACGCGAAGCATTCTAAATCAAGGTTATATTTAGACACTATTTATCCAAGTGCTTGTTTGCAAACTGAACTAAAACTAGATAGTCAATGGAAAGCTATCGGGCTTTCACCTCGTAAAGATACAGGCACGGAAGTAGCTACTTCAATTCAAGGATTTCACGCCGAAGATTTATTAGTTGTTATTGACGAAGCCGGCGGAGTTGAACAAGCTATTTGGGACTCTATCTATGGGGTGTTAACATCTAAGAACTGTAAACTACTAGCGATTGGGAATCCTACTCATGTAGGTACGGAGTTTTATCGTGTTTGTAAAAACAAGCCGAAGGGTTGGAAAGTAATGAGCATTAACTCGCTGGACCTCCCTAATGTTAAAGTGTATGGCGAATTTCCACCGACTAAAGAAGGAGTGACTAAATTAGTTGAAGCTTATGAGAAAGACCCTAACAAAGAAATCCCATTTCCTCGCCTTACCACAGTAAAGTGGATTGTTGACAGGTTCTATCATTGGGGTTATGACAATCCATTATTTCAATCTCGTGTTCTTGGAAGGTTCCCGGAGAAGGCTGAGGACTCCGTTTATAATGCTACTGATGTAGAGAATGCACAATTGACGATCAACGAACTACCTAATAATAATATTGGTCGTGTTCTTGGTATTGACGTTGCGAGATTCGGAGATGATAAATCGGTATTTTGTGTTTACCAAAACAACAAGCTCATTCATATGGAATGGGTACAAGGAAAAGACACGGTTCAAGTGGCCAACATAGCAAAAAAATTATTTAATGATTTCGATTGTACTACTATCGGGGTAGATGATACTGGTGTCGGTGGCGGTGTTACTGATAATCTACGTCATGACAATTACCCTTGCGCTGCGTTCAATGCTGCTAATTCTGCTTTTAATTCTCAAGACTTTGATAATATTAAGGCTGAAATGCACTTCGCTTTGGCTCGTGAATTTAAAGAAGGTAATATTGATTTATCCGAATCCACTATCGAGACCAGCGACCTAGATAATATCAAAGCTGACCTTTTAAATATCAAGTACGAAATCACAAGACAAGGAAAGCTTATAATTGTAAGTAAAGAGAAAATGAAAAAGAAAGGCATACCTTCACCCGATCATGCCGAGGCTTTAATGATTGCTTACTACACGGCCAAGTATGCTTCTGGTTCTTGTAAAGCAATGCAAATTAATACATCTCAAGAGTCAAGCATGGGGATTGTAGATTATGAAGATTTTTAATTGACATATTCTTGCAATCAATATCAATAAATGATAAGGTGCTATTATAATAGTCGTTAATATAATAGCTATAATAACAAATTCACTACCTATTTACATATCAGAGAGAGAAAGAAAGGTAATAGAAGAGTTACAAGCTATCTATTCTTGTAAGTCGTTAAGTGCTACAATAAAACAGGCGATCTATTTCGCTTATGAATATGAGCAGTTTATGGATTACAAAAAAGCTAAAGAGGTTAAGGAATATTTAACAAATTTATAATGAAACATTTATTTTTGATTGATCTTACTATTGAAGCTAAAGATTTAAAAGACGCTGAAAGTAAGTTAAAAGAGAGGCTTAGGGGTACAAATATTTTAAGAGGCAATTATTGCGGTACAGTTAATGAGCCTTCACCTGTAGTTATTCCTAAAAATTCTTAACTTCATTATTATGAAAATTGATTTCTTACAAAAGATTACAAGTTTAGATGATAAAGTAATCAAGGAAGGAGACAAAGAGATCACATTAGCTGATGTTTGTGTTTCTGCCTTAATGATGTCGACACCTGACGACTCTGATAAAAAAAACTTATGGTATACGTTGGCTAAAAAAATAAAAAGCAGTAAAGAGGTTAATTTGACAGTAGAAGAAATTGTAGAAGTTAAAAAAGCTATTCAAAATCATCACGCTGTTTTAATTGTCGGTCGTTCATTTGAATTGATTGACTGTAAATAGTTTGTCTTTGGTGTAAGTTTAATTTATACTAAACATGATTAACAACAATCATGGCATTATTAGACAATATTAAAAATGCGTTTTCGTTTGGTGACAAGAACGCAGAAAACAGAAAAGACATGATGAGAGAGATAGGGGCTAGCGGTACTTCCATTTGGAGCGGCATATCTTCAGAAGAATATCTAGGAGACTTGCAGGGTCAAAATGGGATTACAGTCTATAATAAAATGCGTTGTAGTGATGCTATGATAATGTCGGGCATTAACGCCTTCAAGTTAACTTTACTTGCTGCTAAAGATACAATAAGCGGAGAGAACGAAGAATATAACGAATTTATAGAAGACGCTCTATTTACTCAATTAGATCAAAACTGGAATTCATTTAAAGAGGAAGCTTTTAACTTCCCTATTTTTGGATTTTATTATTTTGAGAAGATTTACAAAGAGCTTGATAACGGGAAAATAGTTTGGGATAAGTTCGCCCCTAGGATTCCATCGGCTCATTATAAATGGCATACTAAAGACCGCCCTTTTGTTGAACAACAATTATCAGGAGATGAATTAGGAGAGGGCGGAAGCAATCCATCGATACCATTTGAAAAATTATTATATTTTGTTTTTCAGAAAGAGGGAGATAATTACGACGGTCGATCTATTCTTCGGCCTGTTCGTCAAGCTTGGCTTTACAAGCAAAAGATGATGAAGATCATAGCGGTTGCTTGTGAAAGATACGGTGTTGGTGTTCCTGTTTATGGAATCAAGCAAGCAAATGCAGCCGACATCACATTAATAACTCAAATGCTCCAACAATTAAGAGCTAATGAAAAATCTTATATTGTTAAGCCTAATATTGAGGATACTCTCGAAATGTTCGGCGGTAATTCTGGGGCTGATCTAGTCAAAGAAATGATTGACTATTTAAACGTTTTAAATCGTGACATTGCCCGGGCATTTATGGCGATGTTTTTAGTAAGTGGCGACAATAGCGTTGGTAGTATGGCTAAAAGTCAAAGCGAAATGGATTTTTTCTCTAATACTATCAAGCATATAGGTAGTGTTTTTAGTGATGAGTTAAACAAAGAAATTAAAAATTTAATTGATATTAATTTCTCGAATGTTGATCCTAAGGATTACCCTTATCATTCATTTACTGATATCAGTAAGGTTGATATAGAGAAGTTTGCAAACACAATGAACGTAATGGTTCAAACTGGCTTGGTTGATCCTAACGAAAAGAATGTAAATGACTTTGTTCGAGATACTTTAGATATTCCGCAAAAAGATGAGTCAGAAATATTACCACAAAAAGAAACTAAAATAGAAGATAAAAAGGATGACAAAAAAGACGATCAAACTTTTTCTAATAAATCTAAAAAAAAAATCTCGTTAGCCGAGAAGTCAAAAAAAGAAAAGATTTTTCAAAAGGTAATTAATGAACAAGAGAAGTTTTTACAAACAGAATTTAAAAAAACTTTTATTCCTTTAATAGAGGAAACAGAAGAAAAAATAAAAACTTACTTGCGATCACAATATCAAAAAATAAAAACAGAAGTAGTGGGAGGGATTGAAGTAATAAAAAAGACCGGCAATTTGAGTTTAAAAAACGAAACAACAAAGGGCGTTAAAGATTTAATGTCAAAGTTTGAAGATAGGCTTTTTAGTAATAAAGTAATGAACGGTCTTCATAAAACTAGTATGAAGAATGCTATTAGTGCTATAAAAGAGATTGATAAAAACGTAATGTTTGCTACTGAAATAATAGTAGAAGAGTCAGATTTTAAAAGTTTTATATTTGGCTATAAATCAAATCTACAAGGCGTTGTATTTAATGAGGGCCGTAGGATTGCCGAGAAAATAAATGATAATTTTACACAGTCCGCCCCCTACTTGCTCGCAACTGATCAAGTGAGCGAAATAAAATTTAATAGAAACATTTACAAACTTTCTGCGCTATCTCACCCTAGAGGACTATTCAGAAGAACTGTAAATATTCAGGCTGAAAAAATGGGGACACAGCATTATAAACTTTTAGTTGCTGATGATACTAAAAAACAATTAACACAATACGGCCAAACAGCTTTAATGCTTTATTCAATTAAAACGTTCCACGATTGGAATAAACAGAATGGCACAAAGGACAACGTTAACGTAGTCGGTGGGCTTGGTCTTCATCATGGCTCACAAGAATATTATTTGCCAATACGCCAAGAAGAGCTAGAAATGCAAATGGCAATTGCTGAACAACAACGAAGAGAATTAGAGGACGAGTTTGACAATATGGAATAATTATAACTTTTAAAATATGAATATAGTTAGATGTAAAGGGCAAGTATCTATTGATTTTCCTTGTACAAAAAGATTATTTGACTATAACACTGAGAATGCTATAATTGAAGTAGTTTGTAGGTATTGCCATTATAAAAATGTTATTGTTATAAGTGGCGGTGTTATTTCTCAAACAAGTTACCCGAAAGCCTAAGAGCTGATTATTAATAATCAGCCTCTATGTCGATCAAGAAAAACAAAACATTTAAAGAGTTCTATAGTTTAACTGAAATCAACTTTTCAGATAATGAAGATATAACTAATAGATATTTTGAAGTTTTAAGAGTTGGCAAAAAAGTATATCAAGGTGAGGTGCTAGAGATAACAAATCAAATGTTATCTGATTTTGAGGAACATTTTAAAAATAATATTGTTGGGACTCAATTGGCTTTAGATGTTAATCATGATCCTGAACATGTAGCGTTTGCATGGATAGATGACGTAAAGGTTGAAGGCGATAGTTTAATGATGAAGTTTAAAGATTTTACAGAAGAAGGCGAAGACTTAATCAAGAACAAGAAATTTAAATATTTTTCAGTTGAATTTAACACCCTATTTGATCAAGTAATAAATGGTGTTAAAAAAACATTTAAAAATGTTTTGCGTGGGGTTGCTTTAACGAATCGTCCTGTCGATAAAGCCATCGCCCCCACTTTTTTTAATGAGGACAATTTTATTACTAACAACAATAACATGTTTAAAGTTGTTTTGGCGGATTTACAAAGTCGCTCAAAAGTTACGAAGGAAGACATTAGTCTTTTAAAAAATCTTTTTGCTGAGTTGTCAGATGACGAGCAAACAGAGGTCACTACTCAAGTTGAAGAGCTTGAAGCAAAGGTAGAGGAAGTAGTTGAAGAAACTACCAAAGAAGAAGAGACAACTGATGAAGTTGTTGAAACTCCTGAAACAGAAAAGGAGGAAGAAGAAGAGAAAGAAGAGGAAAAGCCAAAAGGCACTGGAGACGGTGAGGCTTTGGCTGAAAAAGAATACTCTAAAAAGTTTGCAGAGATGCAAAGCGAACTAGATAAATTTAAAAATCAAGCACGACGTCACGAGTTTTCGGAAAAAGTTGCTAAGTTGACTTTATCAGAGAACGCAAAAAATGGGCGAAGTGTTGGATTTACTTCTAACGATTCAGATGAGGTCGTCAACTTCATGCTCGGATTGTCAGAGAAAAAAGCACAAGATTTTCTTGATTTACTTTCAAAAATCAAAACTGTTGATTTCAATGAGTACGGCTTTGCTGGAAAACTTGAAGAGGTTGACGCACTTTCTGAAGCTGAAAAAGCTGAAATGGAATACGTTAACAATCATCTTGAATCAAAGAAAAAATAACTTATTTATTAACTAAACTATTATGAGTTCTGGTTCTGTTCACGCTTACCCTGAGGCTTCTTTTGTCGCTACTTCTGCGATTACAAGTGCCTACCGTGCGGTCAAAAAAGATACCGCCACAAATAAAATTGTTATTGCTTCCGCAGTAACTGACTATGTTATCGGTATCGCTCAATCTTTAACAACTCAAGCCAACGAGCCAGTTACAGTAATGACTGATGGATATAGTCTAGCTGTCGCTGGTGCTGGTGGTTGGAGTAGAGGGGACTTTTTAACACCTGCCACAGGTGGTGCTCTTATCGCTACTACCACCGCCACTAATCTTGTTTGTGCCGTTGCTGAGGATGCTGTCGCTGCTGGAGAACGTGGGGAAGTTCGCCTTATTAATCCAGTTGAGTATTCTGTACTTAATGGAGCATAAATTTAATAATTAACTTTTTATAACATGATTTCACAAAAAGGAAACGTATACACCAGTGTGCCGTTGACACAAATATCGTTAAAATATAATCCCGGTAATTTTATTTGCGAACAAGTTGCCCCAACCGTACAAGTGGCAAAAGATAGCGGTAAGATTTACTCTTATGGAATGGACAGTTTAAGAATTGTTAACACTTATCGAGCTGTCGGTGGTAAGCCTAACATTGTTGAAACAACTTTAAGTTCAGCTGATCATTATTTCTTAGAAGATCACGTAATTGGTGAATTTGTTCCTGATGAAATAATAGACAATCAGGAAGCTCCTATTCAAGCTAGAATTAATGTTGTTGAAGCTTTAACTGATAAATTATATCTTGACAAAGAAAAATCCCTAGCCGATACTTTGACTAATACGTCTAATATTACACAAAATATTACTTTATCGGGGACTAGTCAATTTAACGATTACTCTAATTCTGATCCTATAGCTGTCATTAGTACAGCAGTTGCAACTGTTAGGTCTGGTTCTGGTAAAATGCCAAACTCAATGATTGTCGCTTGGGATGTTTTACAGAAACTTAAATACCATCCTCACATTGTTGACTTCTTCCCCGGAGCTCCAAGAATTACCGACGAAATGCTAGAGAGTGCAGTAGCTCAAATTTTTGGACTAAAACAAATGTTTGTTGGTCAGGCTCAATATAACAACTCTAATGATGGAGGTAATAACAATTTAGCCGATATTTGGACTAAAGACATGTTGATTGCTTATATCGAGCCAACTCCGACACTAATGTCTCGTAGTCTTGCTTTTACTTATCAAAAGAAAGCTCCTAGAACAGTTGAAGAATTAGGAATCGGGAAAAGTCTAGAAACTTTGCAAAGAAAATCTCACTATATCCAAGTTTCTGATAAATATGATCAAGTACTAGTAGACGAGAAATGTGCTTATTTGATTAAATTTGCTATCGCTTAATTTTTATTCACCCTTAACCAAACAAACATGAATTTCCATAGAGGATATGCTAGAGGAAAAATCACAGTTCCGGGCGTGAATACTACAGATCCAGTTTTCGAAAAAAGCATAGTAGAAACATTTGATCACTACCCTGTTTTTCAAAAACAAGGCGGTGCAGTTCCCGGAGGTACTACAGGAGATGAAAACATGATGTTGACTACAAAGAACGCATTTGAATATCATATCTTGGGTACTCAAACAATTACTGCTCCTACTTGGGCTTCTACTGGCCTAGATGTTGGAATGGATCAAACAGCTGATGACGGTGTTGAGTTAACAAATGGTATTACTAGCCGGTCAAAAGCTGCTTTTACTGTTGGTACTGATGGGCCTTTCTATCTTGAGGTTACATTTAGTATTGCCGATGTATCTGGTACAGATGATTGTGCTATCGGATTCCGTAAGGCCGAAGCATACCAAGCTAACTTAGACGATTACGACGAAATGGCTTGTTTAAATGTTATTAGTGGAGCTATCAATATTGAGACTATTCTCAATAATGGGGCTACTACTACTACTGACACTACGGACACTTGGGCTGACGCTGCTAGTCATACTTTAAAAGTTTTGGTAGACGGTAATGGTGCGGTCACTTATCAAATTGACGGTGTTGCTCCTACTACTACAGCTGCTTTTTCTTTTGATTCTGCTGAAGTTGTTGTTCCTTTCTTTTACTTTCTCAATGATACTGATTTAGCCGGAAACGTGTTAATCACTTCTTGGAAAGTTGACAATCTATCTGCTTAGTATTTTCCCGTTGCCCCTTTGACAGGGGTAGCGATGAGAATATTTATTAATCAATTATTATGAAAATCTCAAGCAATAAAACAAAGCCCACAACTAAAAGAGTGGCCGAAGCTAAAAACGTTTCTGATAAAATTGTAAAAAAGCCGGGGCGTAAAGCTGACGATTACGAATATACATTACAAAGGAATTTAAATCATGACAATGTAAACTTTAATAAAGGGTTCAAGTTTAAAGCTGACCATAAATTTTTTAGAGTTCTACAAGCATTTTCTAACTAATAAATATCATGACTGCTCCACACCGAAACATTGTCGACATTAGTAAAAAGCGAGACATTGAAAACTTTAATAGTGAAACGCCGTCACTCGAATGGACTGGCTCAACTGATGTGTCTAATATTCAAGTTTCAACGACTCACCTCGAAGGTAAATACTCTTTAAGTTTTGACAAAGACGGTACTACTACAACTAGTGGGACTGTTTCAAAAACTTTAGGAAATCGCAATTATAGCTCTTTTGCTAGGGCGTGGCTGACGTTAACTATGAATATAACATCAATTACAAATATAGCGAGTGTTAAAATCATTTTGGGTGCTGACGCTTCTAATAATAACGAATATAGTTTTGATCCTGTAGCTGGCTGGTATGATTGTATCGCTAAGCTTGACGATCCTACAACTGTCAACGGTACTGGTTGCAATTGGGCTGATGTAGATTATTTGGCTATTACCGTAACTTTTGACAGCACTTCTGACACCGAGGCAGCAATGTTATTTGACAATTTATCGATGTATAGTGATTTGTCGGATTTCAATACTGTCAACTATAACAAATATGACTCTAATTCTGCTTCGCATAGTGGGACTAATGTAGACTTTAAGGCAACTCATGGAGGCTTTACAAATCTTCCTGTTAGCACTTTCGTCGAAATTACAACAGACGCAACTATTACGGTTAGAATTAATTTAGTTACTGCTGACCCTATCACAATAACAGCTGCTCAATCTCCTTACAAAATCACTTGGAGTGATTACGGTATGCTTATTAGTAATTTATATATTACTGGCACGGCTGGGGTCACTGTTTTTAATACATTCTCAACTAAAAAATAATTATGGAAAACAACGAACTTGACAAAGCAACGGAAAAACTTAGAGTCGCTCGATCACAAATGATTGATTTTCAGAATTTTGCTAAAGCCGAAGAAAAGCGAGCCAAAGAGTTAAAGGCTGAAAACGAAAAACTCGAAAAGTCTTTTTTAAAAAATATAGAAAGTTTAAAAAAAGAGATTGAAGAGCTTGAAGAAAAAAAAGCAAGCATTGACCTTAATCCTGTAGTTAAGACTGTTAACAAGATTGAATATAAAGAGAAGATTATTGAGGTACCTGTTGAGGTATCTGTTGACGATAAGAAAGTTAAAGAGAGAGAAATAAAATGCGATGCTCTTGAAGCTAAATTAAAAGAAGATGAGAAAAGTTTAACTTTACAAAAAGAAGAATTAGAGCAAGAAAAAAATGAGTGGCTTAGTAAGCTCAAGAATGTTAAAAAACAAGTTACAGATGAATTGAAGCAATTGATTGAATTAAAAGAAAAGAAAGCAAACATTGACCTTACTCCTAGAATTGAATATAAAGAGAAGATTGTCGAGATTTATAATAAAGAGTTAGACGCCGAAAATGAATTAAAAGCAAAAGAGCTGTCTAAACTAGAAAAACAATTAAAAGCTGAGAAGTTAGAATTAGAAAAAGAAAGAAAGAACGCAGATGAAAGAGCGTTGAGACAGAGAGATGAACGAAAAAGTTTAGATGATAAAAAAGCCGGCTTAGATTTTAAAGAGCAAGATTTGCAAGCTAGAGAATTAAAAGTTAGAGCGGCTAAGTTTAAATAATTAAAAAATTAATATGTCGGGTGGAGCCTCTAACCAAAATGTCGGCTTGTTGGATAGCGATGGCGATCCTATTAATAATTTAAATCCGCTACCAGTTGTTAGTGGAGGAACATTTACACGAAAACAATTAGGGCAATTGAGACCACCTAACACGACAGCAACTAGTATTTATAGCCCACCGGCTTCGACAACCACAATTATAACGAGCTTAGTGATTTGTAATACTACAGGATCATCTGTAAAAGCAAGAGTGTTTATTGACGATGACGGCACAACTTACGACCAAAGCACAGCGTTAATTTATGATCCTGACATAGCCGCCAACACTACGGTAGAATTTTCCATCTATTGGACAATGAACGATGATAACGGAAATCTAGCCGTTAGGACTGAAACAAATGACGCTTTGACTTTTACGGTCTTCGGCGTAGAAATAACACCATAAACAATGTCAATTCATCAATATCCGAACATTGCGGGGGCTGGTGGAGGTGTAACAGATCATGGAGCTTTAACCGGGCTTAGTGACGATGATCACTCGCAATATCATTTATTGCTTGGGCGTACTGGCGGGCAGGTTCTTTACGGTGGTGTTGATCCTTCTGACAGCATTACTTTTAGAACAACAAGCGATGTAACTAAGGGGGATTATATTTTTGACGAGATGACTACGGCCGGATTTTTAAAAAATACTGCTGGCGGAGTTGTTACCGGTGGTAATACTATTGATATTTCGGACGATACAAATTTAGCAGCAACTTCGCCTCTAAGTTTAACTGGGGACACTTTGAGCATTGATACAGATTTATCGCTTTACAACAATGCTACATCACAATTTTTATCTAGTGGCGACAATGTCTCTGAATTAGTCAATGATGCTGGATATATTACCGGATACACAGAAACGCAAACATTGCAAAATGTTACAGATTTAGGAGCGACCACGACAAACAACATTACTATCGACAACGGCGGTCTTTCTAATAATGATTTAAATTTAAACGGTTCTACTCATCATATTTTAAGGTCTACCGCTACCGATGAATTTCATTTGTTAGCTGGAGGGTCTCAAAGATTTGCACTTACAGCAAGCGGAGAAGTTGAAATAAATAATACTTATAAATTTCCTCTTATAGATGGTTCTAATGGGCAAGTTTTAAAAACTGACGGTGCCGGTTCTCTTACTTGGCAAAATGATAATGATACAAGCCAAAACTTATGGCTAAACATAAGCGATGGCGTCACCTCTATGGCCGCAACTTCGCCAACTGATACATTGTATTTTGTTGGTGGGAATAATATTAATGTTTCAAATTCTTATCCTGTTACATCTATAAGTTTTTTCCCTGCAGGCTCAACGACTCAAATACAATTCAATGATTCTGGCTCTTTGGGTGGTGACAATAATTTTGTATGGGATAAAACTAATAATAAATTAACAATATCCAATAATAACGCTTCTGCTGGTATAATAGACATATTCACGCCAACAGAAGACAGCGTGTGTATAGGTCAAGACGTTGGTAATTTAACAATGACAGGATTTAGGAATTTTATCGCTGGGTCCAGCGGTACAGGAAGCTCAATAACCTCTGCTCGTAATGGCGTAATGATTGGGGATCAAGTTTGTAAGAATACCACTTCAAGTGAGTCACCAATGGGCTTTGGTAATGCGGCTTTGCTTGCTCAAACTACAGGTGATTTCAATACTGCTTTTGGTGGTATTACTTGCGGATGGAAAATAACGAGCTCTAGTTATAATACTTTTTTCGGGGGGCGGGCTGCTTATAATCAGACTGCTGGTGATGGTGTAGTTGCAATTGGATATTATGCTCATTCTTCTTCTCTTGGAGGAAATGCCACTTCTTCTTATAATGTTTCTATAGGCTATCAATCCTCTAAACTAACAACAACAGGAGGGCAAAGAGTAAGTATTGGCTATGAATCTAATGGTAATGCCACTTCTGGCATTGGTCTAACTTCTATAGGCTACAACGCAGGTAGTGGGTTCAATACTGATAATTATTCAACTGTAGTCGGTGCTGGCTGTCAAACTACTGGTAGTTATAGTAACGTTATAGTTTTAGGGTATAGCGTTAATGCTACAGCAGCTAATCAATGTGTGATTGGCAATAGCAACGGTATAACTGATTTTTATTTGGGACGAGGTGTTACTAGCTTAACCAATGCCGCGGTCACAATTCAAAATACTGGAATTAGTGGTGGTAATGCTGCCGGTTATGATTTAAATATCGGCGGAGGGAAGAGTACCGGCACTGGAATTGGTGGTTCTGTTAATTTGAAAATTTCAAAGGCTGGCGTTAGTGGTTCTAGCCTAAATAGTCTCACTACAATTTTATCAGCTACAGGAAGGGGAAATATTGTTTTAGGCGAGCAAGCCGCTTTAGTAACAACGGCTACTGATGGATTTGTTTATATTCCTACTAGTGCAGGCGTGCCAACAGGTACCCCCACCTCATTTACAGGAAAGGTGGCTATGCAATATGATACTTCTAATAATAAACTTTATATTTATAATGGCTCTTGGAAGTCAGTTACTCTTACTTAATAATTAACCAAAAAAAATGGCTTTAACAATTCCCTTTATTGACCGCTTCGCTGATCCAAATAATAATGTTTTGGCTGATGCTTATTTCAGAATAGGACGACAAAACGTTGAACTGCCCGAAAAATTACAAATGTTTGATCCTGTTAATAAAATTGCTCAACTTGAATGTATCGTGTGGAAAAATATAGCCGCTAGGGATGGCAATAATCCGGCTAGTCCTTTGAAAGTTATAACTGTTCACATAGCTGACAATAATCTTGATTATGAATTTAATCAAATGAGCGATACAGATTGTATTGTTATGCTTAATTGGAGCAATGTATTTGGAAACTTTTCACCTAATAATTTTAACGATATTATGAATGAGGCTATAGCACACCTTTACACATACCTAAAAACACTAGACGACTTTGCTGGAATTGATTTGACGCAGGCTGTAGATGTTTGATTTTTTTTAGTGTATTATATAATCAAAGAGCCAAAGAGCTGTAAATAATCTAATTTATGTTATACGGCTCTATTGACAGAACACTATTAACGGCAGGACTTCACAACAACAGTAATATTACTGATGCTCTAGTTCATAACAAATTATTTTATGCTCAACAAGTAATTGACGGCATGATCTCAGATGTTTATCAATTGCCTTTACCTGTTTTCTGGGAAAACACAATTGTGTTTTCTGGCACTGGTTCTGGTTCAGGTACAATGACAATTACAATTGACGGACAAGATTATACTGTTGACATTGAAAATGCGATGACTGCCGATCGTGCTGCTGACTTATTAAGAGAATCCATTTTGTCTGTAAATGGAAATATTTATAGTGAGCCAACTTTGGATGATGAAACAGTTAGAATTGTTTCGAAGGTAACTAACGACAAAACAGATGTCGTGATAACTTCCACCGATCCGCAAACAGTCCAAGGAATCACCGCAACTGGTGGGACTCCTATGCCTACAGCTCACCCTATTCTTAGAGAAATATCTCAATTGATGGCAGCCGCTCAATTAATGCAAATTGCTTACGGTAAGGAGGCCGAGGGTACGGATAAAGACGGTTATAGAATGATGGAAGTTGCAATGGAAGAATTAAGGAAAATTCAAACTAAAGAAATTAAATTAATGGACGGTAACGGTTCAGAGTTTAACACCTCGAACGGTGGTCGTTTAAATTTCTATCCGAACAATTCTAGTTCTACAGGAGACGGAGACGAAGACGACACAACAAACAATTTTAAAGTTAACGAGCAATTTTAATGTCTAATGTTGAAGTTATAGGCGACAAATTGATTAAAGCTAAAATTGCAGCCTTTACAATGAGAGTTAAGAACGCAAAAAAGCCTTTGCAAGAATCCGGCGAATATGTAGTTAAAAACGTACTAAAGAATTTTCAATCAGAAGGATATTTTGGGCAAAACTGGAAGCCACTATCACCTTTTACCGCCTCTCAACGTGCTAGGCTTGGCTTTGGTGCTTATCATCCAATACTAGAAAGAACTGGAAAATTAAAAAAAGGATTTAAGATATTACAATTGAATAATTTTTCTGTCAAAATTGGTAACCAAGTATCTTATTACAGAAAACACCAACTCGGTGAGGGTGTTGATCAAAGAAAAATGCTAGGCGTTACCAATCCAATGATAAAAGATATTAAAGCAATTTTAAGAAAATATTTAGTAACTGACTTTATATAATATGGATGATTTAATAGCTGAATTGTTGTCGTTGTTTGAAGCACAATTTACAACTACATTTAAAGATTATAACTATGGTGACACTTTTGTATATGATAGAACGGAGTTACCGGCGTTGTTTGTGTACCCTATTAGTACCACTATAGAAAAATCGGGAACGGTTAGAGATGAAACAACTCACACTGTCGGCGTTAAATTAGTACTCAACCACAAGACATATTTAGAAATGGATGACACCAACGACATTCAGCACAATCAACAACAACTAGTTAAATGGGTCGAGGATACTAACGTCAATAAAGAAATTATTGACACTTCCATTATAGGTGTTGTTAGAAAAAATATAGATGTTTCTGGCTATACATTATACAATGATACAATAAATATAAATTATGAAGATCAAAATATTTCGCCTGATAATAAAACTTTACTAAAAAAAGTTGATATTGTATTGGTATATAAAAGACGAGGAATAAGAAACACTTAAATTTGTGTTTATTTAAAGATATTGTTATTATAATTACATCATAGCCAAAGAGCTGCGTTTTATTACGTGGCTCTTTTTTTAATAAATTATTATGGATTACGAAATTAAAAAAACTCTTGATGATAATGGAAACGTTGTGAAAGCTGAAATTGTCTACAAAGAGCCTAAAGAAGCTCCTAAACTTCCTAAAAAGAAGTCAAAACTATCATCTAACGACTTATAATGTCTAATTCTACGTCCTTTTCACGTCTTGGTTATCTAGCTTTAAAAAAAGAAACTACCGCAGGGGTGGCCGTGCAGCCTGATACTTATTTAGAACTTATTGACGAAAACGTACAAACAAAATATACAATTCAAGCTGTCGAGCCTATAGCCGGAAAACGTGACGCTAGACTCAGAAGCGTTAAAGATAAAATTGAGATTGGCGGTACTATTAACGTATGCGTTGACGCCAAAACAATTGGCTATTTACTACAAGCAGGGCTTGGCAATCCAACAACAACAACTGTAGAATCTGGGGTTGTTTATCAACATGTATTTACTCCGTCAAATACTTTGACAACTTTCACAATGGACGTAAAACTTGCTGGCTTTAATTATGTTTATAGATATGTAGGTGTTAGAGTGGCTAAGGTAACATTTAGTCAAACAGATAATAAAATAATGGCGGCTATTGAAGTTGTACCGCAAAAATCATTTACAACTACTAGGTTGACTGTCGCCGCTAGTTCTGGTACTACAATGAACTTAAAACAAACAACTGGATTAACTACTAGCGACACTATTATTGTTTTAGATAAAGACGACCACGAAACTGAAATAGCTGAATATACAATTAGCTCAATAACTAGCGAAACTGAAATGGAAGTATCTACAATTTCAGATACTCTTGATATTGACGATATAGTAGTTATTAAAAAAGGAACACCGACCTATGATCTAGGAGAAAATTTAATTTGGATTGGCGGTTCAAATTACACAGTCGGTGCGACCTATCCTAATCCAGTTGATAACGCTGTCACAGTAAACGCCGAAGATTACACGTTCGAGTTTGAAAACGTGCTTGATCCTAGATTCGCCGCTACTGGTTGCAATTTTGCAAACAGATTCGCAAGCACTATTAATTTAAAAGATTTTAGGGCTAGGGGTTCTTTCACTAATTACTTTGCCAATGTTTCACAATTTGACGATTTGGTTAATAATCAAGAAATAGGCACAAGAGTACATCATTGCGGTGCTACCCTTTCAACTGCTTCCGCTCAAGCTGCAACGTTAGATTTTGGGCCGGGTGGTGCTAATGGGGTTGTGACTGTTACTGCCGACACCGCTGGTCGTGCTGGTGAAGATTATAACGTAACAATAGTAATCAATGATACCGATGATCTGGCTGCTTCATTCAATCCAACAGGAAGTAAAAATATTTTAATTGAGCTAGCAAGTACAACAACAAATAAAAATACAGCCACTCTAGTCGCTGCTGCCGTTGACGCTCTATCTGGTGTTAGTGCTGCCGCAAGTGGTACTGGTGCAACTGAATTCGCTATTGCTGCCGTTGCTAAAGCTAATCTAGGCGACACAGTACATGGAATTGACGCCAACGCAAAGGAAAGCTTACGAGTAAGCTTCCCTAAGACCAAATATGACGTTTTTGGAACGAATCTGACCGCCGAAGATGTGATTAATCAAGATATAAAGTTTGAAGCTGAATATGATGAGGATGACGCTGAAACTGTTATAGTGGTTCTAAGAAATGGGGTTGTTAGTTATTAGTACATAAAATTTCTTCTCTAAGGGAGGTGTCTACTATACAAAAGTAGCCATTTCCCTTTTTGTCTTTAATTTCTACGTTATAACTATATCCATCGTACATAATCCTGTCAGCTCTTTCATTTAGAGATATTTCGGGATTTTTTTGTAATAAATAATCTTTCGCTAGCGATTCAGCCTTTTCCTCTTCCCCTCCCTGTAATATTGCGGGCTGTTTAATGGGTTCTTTTACAATCTCTTGCTTAGAGCCGCAGGCAGTAAAAGCAAATATTATTAATAGCGTTGTAGACAGAATTAATAAAATTTTATTCATAATAAAATGGTTAAATTATAAATGATCGGCCAGATCATGCTATTATAGCAAATTTAACTATAGCTTGTCAATCTTTTTGGCGTCAAGTAAAATAGATGGTAATATATTTATAGTATTTCTTAATAATAATTTATGGCCTTATTTAATCAAGATACAAAAGAGCTAACTTATGGAGAAAATGATAAAATATTAGTTTTTACTAGTCTGTCTTGGGAAGATAATGAAAAAATTATCAATCTTTCAAAAGATTTAGCTAATAATAAAGAAAACGAATTAGAAATATTATTAATTTTAATTCATAAATTAATTAGTGATGGAGAAGAAGTAATGATTACAAAAGAAATATTAAAAAAATTAAGCATGCGACAAATTTCTGATATAATGAATTGTTACGCCGAAAGTCTTAATTTGAGTGAGGAAGATAAAAAAAAATTAAAAATGGAATTAGAGCAGCCAAAGGTAAAAGAGCTGACTTAAGTGCATATTTAGATTATAAGATGTCGGAAAAATTTGGCATTGACTGGAAACAAAGAGAATGCAAAAAAATGATTCTATTCATGGAAATTTTAAAAACTGAATTGACTGAAAATAGCCAAGAGAGCTAATTATTAATAATTACTTTATGGCTGACAATTTAGATATAGTTGTAAGTGTTGTAGACAAGGCGTCTGCTGCTGCTGCCAAAATAGGGGATAGCATTGGCGGGATAGCAAATAAGTCCGCTTTAGCTGGAGCGGCAATTTTAAGCGCTACTGGCTTAATGATGAAGTCTGTAGCAAAGACGGCTATAGAGTGGGAAAGTAGCTTTGCTGGTGTAAGGAAGACAATCGACGCAACGGAAGAACAATATAAAGCATTGGAAAAAGGGATTTTAAATTTAAGTAAAACTAATCCCATTGATCCTAATCAATTGGCTAAAATAGCAGAGTTGGGGGGGCAATTAGGCGTTGCTAAAGAAAATGTAATTGATTTTACTGATACTATTTCAAAAATAGCAATAACAACTAATTTAACAGAAGAATCTGCGGCTAGTTCTTTTGCTCGTATTGCTAATATAATGCAATTGACACAAGATCAATTTGACGAAATGGGTTCGGCGTTAGTTGATTTGGGTAATAACTCAGCAACTACAGAAGCCGAAATAACGGAATTTGCTAACAGAATTGCGGGGGCTGGCCATATAGCAGAAATGAGTGTGTCCGATGTTTTGGGTATTGCCACGGCTTTTAGTTCGGTCGGAATACAGGCCGAAGCTGGGGGGTCAGCTGTCCAAAAGACAATTTTACAAATGAATAATGCAGTTGCGGCAGGTGGTCAAGAAATGGCTGATTTTGCAGATGTTGCCGGTCTTTCAGCAACAGAGTTTAAGAAATTGTGGCAAACAGATGCCGCCAAAGGATTTCAATTATTTGTTGAAGGGTTGCAAAAACAAGGAGATAATGCCTCAATGACTTTGGGGAATTTAGTTGGTGAAGATGTTAGACTACAAAGAGCCTTTTTATCGTTAGCTAATGCCGGTGATTTGTTAGGAAATTCTATTGATTTGGCCAATAATGCCTTTAAAGATAATACAGCATTACAAATAGAGGCAGACAAAAGATTTGAAACTACAGAGTCAAAAATACAAGCTATGAGTAATTCTATTTTTTCTTTAAAAAATGCCTTATATGATAGCTTTGCAACTCCTGTTAGTGCTGTTATAGCCAAAGTAACCGAATTTATTGGAAAGCTAGCCGAGAATGAAACATTTGTGAAGCTCTTTATCCCTGTTTTATTAGGGTTGGGGGCGGCACTAGTTACAGTTAAAATTGCGATTGTGGCCGCAAATATGGCAACTAAGCTTTTTACTGGTGTTGTTTGGTTAGCCAATACAGCAACATACGCCTATATTTTAGCTAAAAACTTATTAACTGCTGCGTTTAGTAGTAATTTAATACAACTGGGGTTGTCTAAGGTTGCTTTGATTGCTCACAATGTTTGGACTGGAACGGTTACCGCTGCGACTTGGCTAGCCACTACTGCTACAAATGCCTTTGGTATTGCTTTAAAAATAGCGATGGGGCCGGTTGGTTGGATAATTTTAGGGCTAACCGCTTTAGTTGGTGCTATCGTTTTAGTGGTCAAAAATTGGGATTGGATTAAGGAAAAAACTTTAGCTATTTGGAACTCTATAAAAGAGTTTTTTGCTGGTGTATGGGAAGGGATAAAAGAAAAGGTAAGTGCTGGCATTGAAGCGGTAAAAAATGCTATTTTAAATCCTTTTGAGTTTATAAAGTCAACTATAATGGGCATTTGGGACTCTATTGTCGGCACTATAACCGGAGCTGTTGAAAAAATTAAAAATGCTATTAATTGGGTTCTTGATAAATTTCGAGGAGCAAAAAAAGAAACTTCCGATCCATTTGTAGGCCCTACATTGCCTAGTAGAGGGGCTTCCGGTGGTTGGGCTGGCGGTGGAATTATACCTAGTTATTTTGCCTCTGGTGGTGTAGCCAGAGGAACTGACACAGTGCCGGCAATGCTTACACCGGGAGAACTGATTTTAAATAAAGCACAACAAAAAAATCTTTCAAGCAATATGGGAGGCGTTACTATTAATATTTCTGGTAATTTTGTCGGCAATGAAGACGAGGCTATAAGGTTCGGCAATATTATCGCCAAACAGCTTGGCTTATCAACTGCTATAGTATGATTTCTATTTTTATCAATGGGGTTAATAGATCAACTGACGCAAGTGTTGAATTAGATTCACTCTCAATCAGCGAGAACTTCCAACGGCGAGCAACGTCTTGTAGTTTTTCAATGCTGAAAAATAAGCCTTCGGAATATCAAGAGGTTGTTATTTACGAACATGTTTTAATTTCTTCTTTGTCTAGTAATACCCTAGTAATAAAAGATAAAACTATTTCAGGTGATTCCATATGGTCAACTAATCTATTTAGGGTTGGTAATACTTTATATGCTGACATTGGCGGAGATAATGAAAAGATGGTTATTTCAGATATTAATCAATCAACTAATACAATCACGCTTGTTGATAATGTTGTAGGGACTTTTAACGAAGACGAACTAGTCGGCATTAAAATATTTGGCGGTGTTGTGACTACTGTATCAGATCAAAATTTAGTACAGTTGACTAATTTAATTTATAACGTACAATGCACAGATTACACAAAGTTATTTGATAAAGCTTTAATAAATGAGAGTTACGAAGACAGAACGTCGTTATATATTACCGTTGACGCAGTAAATAATTTCATTAATTTAAATGAGCTTATTGAAGACATGGAATATACTAATGTTACGGCTTTAAGGGCTGAATGGGTAGAGACTGGAGACGGTGACAATCCCCTACTTGAAACTATAGAAATAAGAGAAGGTAATACGTCGGCTGAATTTCCTTGGACTTATTCGGGAGGAATGGCGACTTTTACAGGTACACCCTCAAATATTAATATTGAGTATTTAACAGGTGCGGCAAGTGGAACACCTTTAGAGGGTATTTTGGCTTTTTGGTATAAGCAAGTAGACAATACGGCGGTTACTTCTATTGAGGTTCGTATTGGTTCAGATAGTTCTAATTATGTCAAGCAAACATTTACACCCGAGGCAGATAACGACTTTCATTATAAAAGAATTGATTTAGTTGACATGACAGTAGTCGGTACGCCTGATTGGACAGATATAACGCATTTAGAATTTATCATTACGGAAACGGCTGACAGTTCAATTTATATTGACGGTGTCCGTATTAATGAAACTGGTTCCTTTACATTTGACAATGTGAATGAGTCAAGCACGTTTGACAATTTCAATATGCGAAGACAAAGACCTAGTAAAGTAATGCAATTAATGGCTGATGTTAAGGGGTTCTTTTGGTATATAGACTATGACAAAGACATACATTTTTACGAACAAGCCACTAATCCAGCTCCTTTTGGCTTGAGTAATAATTCTGATAACTTTGACAAGCTAACAATTACCGTTGACTCTGATCAGTTAGTAAATCAGCAGGTAGTACATGGGGGGCTGGCGACCTCGGCGGCAACTTATGAACAAAACACTTTCGGAGATGGGCAGATGCGAGAATGGATATTAAAAAGTCAGTTTGTTAATTTAGAAGTTTTCGTAGATAACAACACAGTTACAGACCTAGCAGAAGCTGGCACAACAACAACAACAATAAACGCTACAGGCCATGGCTTGACAGTTGGCGACTATATTACAAATAGGACGGCAGGAAGTGAGGTTAGAGAAGTTCTAACCGTTCCCGATCCTGATTCTTTTACTGTCGCAGCGGTAACAGGTCAAACTAACGGCGACACTTTTTCTATTTTTTCTAGTAAATCTGTAGGGCTTGAAAATATAGCCGATGAGACAACCGTTGACTATGTTTCTGATTTTAATAATAGATCAGTAAGAGCAACTGACAGCGAAACAACTTTAACAACTGATGGTATTATTAAGTTTAAATATAACGAAAAATATAAAATATCTATTCAAAGAAAAGACAACGCTTCAATTACAAGAATGCAGACTTTAATTGGTGGGACTGGTATTTTTGACGGTGAGCCAATCACAAATCAATCAATCCTCACACAATCAGAGGCGGCGGATTTGGCAGATGCTCAACTTCGGAAATATTCCAATCCTATTGTAAATGCTAAATTTACGACAGATTGGCACGGATTGCATGCGGGCCAGTTGATTAGTATAATAGACACAGAAAGAGGCTTAAACGATACTTTTTTAATTCAAAGCCTTACAAAGACTATTAGAAACGGTGATTATTCTGTTTATACTGTAAATTGTGCAAGTACGTTGTTCGGAATAATAGAACTGTTTCAAAAGCTACTTGATAGAAACGAAAATGATAATTTTGACGAGGTAGTTATACAATTAGAAAACGCAGACGAAAATATTTATATTACAGAAGGCTTTAGTTATTCTCTAGGCAACGCAGCCGCAAAATGGGGGTCTGATCCCGACCAAGGTATATGGTCACAATTTCAATGGTCTTAATAAAATTATATGAAAAAAGGAATCAAAGAAAGACCGATGAAATGTCATGGACATTATAAATTTGTTTTAACGGATGTAAATACTGGACAAGAGGAAATATTTGAGTATGATAACCTTGTCCCTAGCGTTGCTTTAAATGCCCTTGCTCAACAAATGGCTGGATCAAATTCGGCAGAGGTGGAAGTCACTTATTTTGCTTTTGGTACTGGTAACAATACCCCTAGCCTTTCTGATACTACTTTACAGAGTGAAACTAATTCTACTCGTAAACTTATTCAAACTCGTTCAGCTAGTGGGTCTGTAACTACATTGACTACTTTTTTTAATACAGGAGAAGTCAACGGAACGTGGAAAGAGGCGGCAGTTTTTGGAGATGGGGCAGCATTAACGGCTAGCGGTACAATTGACAGCGGTATAATGTTTAGCCGTGTGCTTGTAAATATAACTAAAACAGTATCTAAAACACTAAGCGTTTTCTATACTTTTACCTTTAGTTAGTTTATAATAGTACTACTTAATATAATTATATGACGGTTGGAACTTCTACAAATGTATCGGCTGGCAATACAGCACTTGCGTCCGACTACAATACATTAAGAGACGACGCACTATTGACAACGTCCGCAAAAACTACAGCCTATACAGTTGTTGCTACGACCGATTATAATAAGATGCTAACTAATCAAGGGGCGGTAGCAGAAGTGGAATTTTCTTTGCCTACTTGTGAAGATGGATTAAGGCATACTTTTTTTGTCTTTGATCCTTTTAATGTGAAAATAACCGCTAGTGCAGGTGATAAAATATTAACTTCATTGGGCGAAACTGATGCAGCCGGTTCAATAGAAAGCTCTACTATTGCCGACAAAATAGAATTAGTTGGTGTTGACAATGAGTATTGGGTAGGTTGTGAATGCGGTAGTGGATGGGGTATATTTGTTGCTGGCCCTTATGGCTTCTTTGGTGGTGGGTCTTCCGATTCAAATGTTATTGATTACACAAACTTGACCACTACTACAGGAAATGCGACCGACAAGGGCGATCTAACTGTTGGGCGCAATGCTGTCGGTGGAACACGGGGGGCTACTTATGGCTTCTTTGCAGGCGGTACTGTTTCAGGGGCTAACCAAAATATTATTGATTATATAACTTTAGCCACCGGTACCGGCAACGCTACGGACAAAGGAGATTTAACCGTTGCTAGAGAAGGCGTGACTGGGACTAATGGTGCTACTTATGGCTTTTTTGGTGGGGGGTATGCTGGGAGTTACTCTAATGTAATAGACTATATTAATATAACAACAACGTCGGGCAATGCCACAGACAAAGGCGACCTTACCGTTGCTAGGTCATCTACCGGCAATTCTTCGGGAAGTACTTATGGTTATTACGGAGGAGGTGATACAGGGACTCAATCTAATGTAATAGACTATATTAATATAACAACAACGTCGGGCAATGCCACAGACAAAGGCGACCTTACCGTTGCTAGGTATTCTTTATCTGGTGTTAGTGGTGCTACTTATGGCTTTTTTGGTGGGGGGGTAGATACAGGTATTTTAAATACAATAGACTATATTAATATAACAACAACGTCGGGCAATGCCACAGACAAGGGCGATCTTACCGTTGCTAGGTGGGCGTTGGCTGGTGTTAGTGGTGCTACTTATGGCTTTTTTGGTGGGGGTAGTGGTAAAAATATAATTGATTACATAGACTCAACCACTACCACAGGAAATGCTACAGATAAGGGTGATCTAACTGTCACTAGGGGCTTTTTAGGAGGTGTTTAACAAATTTTATGCTAACAAAATACAACGAAATTAACGCAAAATTCCAAGAACTTAAGTCAGAGTTTATTGAAATGGGAAGGTTGAAAAGTGACTTTGATATTGAAAAGTTTACCGTTAAAAAGGAGGGCAATTTTATCGCTCACAATTATCATTTTTTAATGAGGCAATACTCGTTAGCAATGTATGAAGCTAAAAGAATGTATCTTGATAAAGAAGAAAAATTGAGAGAAATTGAAAAATTAAACAAAGAAAAAAAAGAAAATTATGACATTGAGATTATGCGGAGAGAAAATGAAATAGATTTACTTGATTTAAGCCTAAGAAACAAAACAGGGATGATGGACAAGTTCGAAGAATGTAGGATTAAATTGATTGAATTAAACGACGGCAAAATTACAGATGAGCAATTTCAAGCCGAAGAGCCGGAATATTGGAAATGGTATTTGTC